GTCGGCATTGTCCAAAATAAAGAAAGAAACAAATCATAGATACAAAGAAAAAAAGGAATATAATATTCGTAATGGTATTAAACCATGGGAAAGTAAGTAAATGCCAGGTTTATTTCATAAATTCAATAAACAAGTAATTAATAGGAGTTAATTTATGCCAGGTAGACCCATGCGTAAGGTATTCTGCCAGGGTTTTACTCGAGCAGGATTAAGAAAAGGCTTAAAGATACCTTGTAAAATGAAGGGTTATCTACTTGCAAATAATGTTTACAAGTGTAAATATCATGGCTATCAAAATGTTAAGGGATTTAAAAAGAAAAACTATACAGATGAAACTAGGATTAAACAGCTATCCAAACTAATACAATTTAAAAATTATGATAACGAAAAACTCAAAGAATATTACTACCAAAAAATCAAACCAGGAATTGATAACAACAAACCAAGTAGATACAATATTAGAGCAACTAGCAAATGGAAAAACCCTTACCGAAATTCTGGAAAATCCCAAGGAATATCCGTTCAGCTTGATGAAGTTTTATGCGTACTTAAAAAAAAATCCAGAATTAGAAATAAAGATAACTGAAGCTAGAAAATATGGAGTTCAAACTCTTATTGATAAGCTACTGCAAGTCTTTAAGTATCAAGAAATAGAAGATCCTAACGCTATATTGTGGATAAGAGAAAAAACTAAATTTATAACTTTCCTTGCTAATAAATTAACAGATTTATATTCTGATAATAAAGTTCAACAAGTTAAGACAGATCAATCTATAAAAATAAGTTGGGAAGATAATCAAGATGATTTGATTGATGTATCAGAGGATATAACTGATATACCCTCTGATAATAAAGATTAATGTAATTCGTAATCAAGATAAGCATTATCTGTTAATGATAATAGTCTTTCCATTTCTTTTTTTGTTAATCTTTTAACTTTTTTGTATTCTTTTTCTAACAGTTCTGCCTCCTTATACATTTCATCACAACCATTTTCGTACATCATTGATATTAACTCCTCAATACCACTTCTCCAAGAATGTGTTTGTCTTGAAAAATAACTACTTGGTTCATCATCATATAAAGTTATTGCGTTCCATTTAGTCATTGTTTTCCCTTTCTGTTTGTTGTTATATTTTTTTTGCCACATATTGAAAAACAGGATCATGATTTGCTGATCCATGCTTCAATCTTTTTTGAAATAATACTACTGAATTATTCTCTGCACACCTCATAAAAAGATTTGCAATATCCCTTGTAGTATTATTAAAGAATCTATCTCTTGCAAGATAACCCTCATGATATGTTATTGATTCGTTAGATTGAGCTGTTTGTAGCCATGCTTCGTATTTGCTTAACATTTTTTTTATCCTTTGTTAGTTGTTTATTTTTGTAATGAATGAAGATACTTTTTTCTGCACTCAATATATTTAAAAGCATTTGTTCTTTTAATGCTGTTAATTCCTCTTTACTCATTGATTTGTAATGTAAATGGTTCTGGTGTTTTATAATAATCATCTTCTGTACTCATATTATCGTAGCAATCAATAAAATCTAATACATCATTTTCATATTTTATACTTAATTCCTTTGATCCTATTGATAATATTGGTGTACTTGTATCATCATGAACAAGAACTTTAACATCATTTGTTTTGTATTCTCTTTTTAATGCTAATGCTATCGCACACTTATCACATTCACCTTGAACACCATTTTTAATATCATCTTGTGTTATATCTATTAGTCTAATCATTTTTTTACCTTTCTATTTTGTTTGCATATACTTTTATTAGCTCAAACCATTTTTGCTTATAAACCTTTTTAAACTGCTCATTGGTTGCTCTGTTATAAGCATTTGCTAAACTGTCTAATTGTTTTCTGCCGTCTATAAACAACTCATGTTTTTTTTGTCTTTCACTCATCTTTCTTTCATGTACTTTAGCTTTGTTTTGAGTTCTTACAAAGTCTAATGCATCAAAATCTATAGCCATTATTCCTCTCTTTCTTTATTCCATTGTTTTATTTCATTAATATAATCTTGCTTTGTTATCTCTCCATTTAAAATCTTAACCATGTCTTTTAACAAATCCTCTTTAGTTGTTAATTCTGGTTGACAATAAATGTCGTAATAACAATCTCCTATTGATTGATAATCTAATTTAGTATGCTTTGTCATCTATTCCTCGCTTCCTTTAAATGCACCAAATTTTGCAATATGATTATTAATATTATTAGCAGTTTTTTTTATTGCATCTTCAATACTTGCTTTAAATACCATTTCAAGATTAGAATAATTATGTTTAAATTGATCTTCTAATTCTTTAAGTAATATTTTTTTCATGTCATTTACTAATTTTTTATTTGCTATATTCATTTATTCCTCGCTTTCTATTTTTTCTGATCCTTTAACTTCAATGATATAATAATCATCTGGGTTTGGTCTGGGTTTATCTATTGTGTATTGCTCTTTTTCATTTGCATTATTAAACAAGCCATAAGTAATAGCATTGTCTAAATCTTTTTTTCTTACATATAGAAAACCTTGATCGTGGTTTTTAATTGGTTTGTTATTGTGCATTATTCCTCGCTTTCTTTTTTGTTTTTTTGTGTATTCTTTCCCATAATCTTTTAAAATCATTTACTGATATTCCACAACTCATTTATTGATCCTTTCTTTTTTTTTCTTCTATAATTTGATTAATTAAATTAACACTTTCTGTTATTTCTTGTTTAAGTGTTTCAACCATACCAAATTCTAATGGTTTCTGTGGGTACTGTTCATTTTTATGTTTTTCAAAATGTTCTTTTATTGAATTTAAAGCACCATTTAAAAACAAATGTTCTTGTTCTAATTTATCAATTAATTTAAACAGTTTTTTTGTCATTATTCCCCTTTGTTTTACGTTATTAAAAATACTATCATCACAAATAAAAGTATTACATAGCAATAAAAATTAATACTTGTCATGATGTCGCACTTTCTTTTTTAAATTGGTCCAAACTTTTAGCGTCTGATTTATATATTAATTGGACCTCTTCAAAATATTTATTGTTGTCGCTACAATCCCAATTATTTTTTTTACTTATTTCGTTTATTTCCTGTATTCTCTTATCCTTCCAATTATTCATTTAAACCCCTAACTTTATTTCTTAAATCAATTAATTCTAATGATAATTCAAGATTTAATTTTAATGATTGATTTAATTTTTTATTTGTCGATCTAACATAGTGATCAATATGCATATCTCCTATAGACAGAAATTTCTTTTTACTCTCTGAATAATACTTTATTTTTTTAAAACTCTTTAAAGTATCTGACGCAATCGCTCTATTGTCAATTACACCCTGTATTTTTATTATTTCATTTAATGTCATTATTGGACCCTCTCAATTATGTTGTTTTTAATTGTAATTTTTGCAAACCATTTTCTATTAACATCGCAACCAATCACAACGCCATTTTCTGTGTACTCATCCTTAAAAATATTAGTTTCCGAATAATTAAGCTCGGACCCAACATTATTTTTAAGCTCTTTTTTTGTTTTATAGTATAACTGTATTGTCATATTTTCCCTTTTGTTATTGTTTATTTAAGATCAACTACAAACCCCGAATAATTTCTTTGCAATTTTCCGGTATCTTCGTCTAAAGTTAATTTTTCTTTAAGACCTACAACCACGTTCTTATCATCTAAGAACCTTAAATCGTGCAAATCTCCGTCTATAACCTTAAAACCTTTATATTTTGCCGGTATCTTGTCTCTAAATACAACAGCAACATTGCCACCGGCTTTTAAAACTTGAGTAGCCTTTAAATCATTTTTTTCATTACGACTAAACGTCAAATGATAATTAGCCGGTAATTGACCCTTTAAATATTTAATCATACGATTAAAATGCTTTGTATAATCGTAAAATTGTACGTTTGGAAAATTTTGCATAAATGAGAATTTTTGCTTTTCAAACATGACATCGCTAGTGGTATTTAATCTAATGACCGGTTTTAAATTATGCTTTTTGCAATATATTTCATGGTTTCGAATTTCCCTAGTTGCCATTGATATAAATCTTGCTGTATCTTTAAATAATAAAAGCGTTCTATTAACTCGACCTAGTGTTTTTTGTGGCATATGGACCGGGTTGCCGGCTTCATGCAAACAAGCGTCAGTACATCCTGTTGATCTACTTGCACAAGTCTCAAAACCGGAAATTTTTGCCGGTGCTAAATTTAAACGCTTAATTAGATATTGATCTAAATCTTTTATATGTTTATTTTTATCTGTCTTAGGGTTGCCGTCTGTAAACATTAATTTAGTCAACGTTTTATAAGTGGGTTTTGTTTTTTGTAATGTCATATTTTCCTTTTTGTTTTTATTTATGATTATACTATCATTAAGTTTTTATAATTGGTCATATTGTCGCATATTAGATAATTAACATATATCTCAACACTTGAGCCATAAAATAAGCAAATATAAGATATATTGTTATTAATGTTAAATTTTGCATTAAGCCGTCTATTTTTTTAAATAATTTACTAAACATTTTTAAACCTTCCTATAAATTTAATGTTGTTTTTTTTAGATCTTATTTTTTTCATTATTGACCCTTTTTAATTTCATTTTCTAAAGCGTTGACTATTTTGTTAATAGTTTCCGATTTAAAATAAACTTGAGTAACACCAATATGATCACAAAATTTTTCAATTTGATCTTGATCTATTTCTTTTTTTGCAATTTCTATTGATAGCTTTATTCCTTTTATTATATCGTTATTCATATTTTCCTTTTTGTTTTGTTTGTTTAATTCAATATATCAAATGAGTTAATTTATTATATGTGCATAATGTCGCATATAGTTTAGAATAGTTCTAAGGTTTATTGTTAATGGTTTAAAATTATAGAGGGTTTAAATGTTAGAGTTAATAAATTTATGAGTGTTAAAAGATAAAGTGTTAATAAGTTGCTATTCTAATACATTAAGCCGTCAATTTTTTTTATGCGATATAACAAACGGGTCAACAATATTGACCTATATATTTCCGATAATATAAAGTTATAGGAATTACTATTAATAGTCGTATATTATCACTAGTAATATTTACCGGACAGATTGCTTTTTTTTTAATCTTGACCCCCGGGTATACCCCCAAATGCACCCACCGATTATTATATATATATACATCGAACTCCAGGACACCTTTACACAGACACCTTTATACACACCCACAGCTTTTACTTTCAATAACCTTAAAATAAACTATATGTGGTATATGAACTATTTTTCATCAGAAGATCTAGATTGTGTTTGCTTTATTGAAGAAAAATCTAACAATGTAGTAATTAAATTCTTTGGTATGCCTAACAATGAGTCTGCCGAGTTATTTACATCTTACATCATGATGAAGCTAGGATTTGAGTACATACCTTTTAATGGAGATAATCACAGTAAATCAATTCATTAGTTATGGATATTAAGATACCCTATACTCCAAGAAAGCACCAAGCTCACTTACATAGACAAATAGATAAGCATAGATGGAATGTGCTAGTATGTCACAGAAGGTTTGGAAAGACAGTATGTATGATTAATCATCTAATTAGGTCAGCATTACTGTCCAAACTCAAGAACCCAAGATTTGCTTACATAGCTCCAACCTTCAAACAAGCTAAGTCTATTGCTTGGGATTACATGAAACAATTTACCGCCAAGATACCCCACACTAAATTTAACGAAACAGAGCTTAGAGTAGATTTGCCAAATGGTTCTCGTATCACTTTGCTAGGCTCTGAATCTCCAGATGGATTAAGAGGGATTTACCTTGACGGATGTGTGATTGATGAATATGCAAACGTCAACAGTAAGCTATTCCCAGAAATTATTAGACCAGCATTATCAGATCGTAAAGGTTATTGTGTTTTTATTGGAACTCCAATGGGAATGAACAACAACTTCTATGAGTTGTACCAACACGCACAAGGTGCGGATGATTGGTTTAACTACAAAGCAAAAGCATCAGACACTAAAATTGTAGACAATGATGAGTTAGTCAAAGCAAAAGAAGTTATGGGTGATAAGAAATACCAACAAGAGTTTGAGTGTGATTGGATAGCAAACATAGAAGGTGCAGTATATGGAGATGTAATAGGTAAACTAGATGATGATAAACAGTTAACTAGAGTTCCCTACGATCCTGCTCTACCTGTATCTACCGCATGGGATCTCGGGGTCTCCGACCATAGTGCTATTATATTTTATCAGCAGTTAGGCAGAAGCATTAGTATAATAGATTATCATGAAGAGAGAGGTCAAGGTTTACCTTACTATGTTCAGCTTGTTAAAGACAAAGATTATGTCTACAAAGATCACTTTGCACCACACGATATTGAAGTTACCGATTTTGGCAATGGCAAGACCCGAAGAGAGGTCGCCTACCAATTAGGAATTAGGTTTAAAGTAGTTCCAAAAATTCCACTAGAGGATGGGATAC